GCCCGTAAAGCTATCAAACGTAAACGTATTAGTACCGCCACCACCGATAGCACCCCAAGCATCTGTGTAGCCTTCAAACTGTTCAAGGTCTGCGTTGTATCGGAAGTAACCTGCGGCAGGTGTCCCCGGTCTTTGTGCCGTTGTACCTACAGGAACATGCACAGCATCAGTAGCTGAACCGATATCTAACGTTACGTCTGGAGCAGCATTAAGGATACCTACGCGGTTGTTAGCAGAGTCTACTTTCAGAGTAGAGGTATCTACTGTTAAATCGCCAGCAATATCTAGACTAGTTAGCGTACCTAAAGAAGTTACGTTAGCTTGTGCAGCTGTAGACAGAGTACCAGTAAGTGTACCGCCTGATACAGTACCAAGTGTAGTAATAGAAGATGAACCTACGTCAATGCTTCCAAAGCCTGAAGTAATAGATCCAGAGTTCAAAGCACCTGTCGTAACTAAGGCACTGTCACCTAGGTAACCTGTAGCATCTACTAGATCAAATGCAGGTGTTGCATCTACGCCACCTAGTGACAGCTGTACACCGCCGTAAGAAACTGTAGAGTTAGTTAGTGAAGCATTAGCGATATTGCTGAGCGTGTTAGAAGCAGCATCAATAGTTTTATTGGTTAGCGTTTGTGCGTCTGCTAGTGTAGCTACTGTAGCGTCAATAGCAATTGTAACGGTGTTTAAAGCACCTGAAGTATCAATGCCTGTACCACCTGCTAATACTAAAGTCTCTGAATCTAAATCAATGTTTAGAGCGCCACCAGTATCAGCTTGAAAGTCTAAGTCTTGTGCAGTTACTTGAGAGTCTACGTAGGCTTTGATAGACTGCTGAGTAGCAAGTGCTGTAGCGCTGTCGCTAACTAAATCATCTTCGTCTAGGATTACATCGACAGTAGATCCGGACGAGAGAGCGAGGCTATCAATGCTTGCTGTACCGTCGATAAACAAGTCTTTGAACTGCAAACTTCCGCTACCAAGATCAATATCATTAGTAGTGACAGGAACAATACTTCCATCTTGAAAACGAACTTGTTCGGTAGATACTCCGGTAACTTCAACATAAACACCCCAACGATTATTTACGTCATCTACTTCAATTTTGTTAAGAAAATCTAAATCACCAATTTTAAAAATGTTACCGCCTTCACCAGCAGTACCATCGTGTCTATGTCCTGTAACAGTAGAGTTGGTAGAAGAATAAGAAAAAGCATTTACCAGCTGATCATATTCATTATTAAACAATGACGCTGTAATTGTATCGCCATCAGCGAAAGTGCTTTGTCTTGTATAGCTCTGAGCCATCTATTTATCTCCTTCCTGATGGGCTGTAATCTATGTACATTCCATTTACTTTGTACGGTGAATTGGTATCGTTGCTTCGTATAATAAAGCTGACCGTGTTACCGCTTCCCTGTATTGGCTTTCTTACAAGAGGATCACTAGGTGCGCCAAAGACACTAGATCCAAATAAACCTGTACCTAGCACACTAGGCAGCGGTATAGAATCAAATACGTAATCTAACGGTTGAGCTACTGTTGGATCTTCGTAGTCGTAGCGTACTCTAAGTGTAGGTCTAATCTGTCCTTCTGGACTAACAGACAACTTAATGTATCTCATTGTCTTTTTAGTTCCAGCGTCACCAAAGTCTAAGCTTGGTGTCTGATAAGCTGCGTCAATCTCTTCTACTACTCCAGCAGGATTAAAAGAGTTACCTACGTCATGTTTATAAATATATCCGTTAGAATCTCCGTGATATGTTTCTTCAATAGAAACTTCGTTAAAGCCCGAAGCAATTGCTGTTGATTTTATTCCTAGTGTTTCTGAAAACTGAAAACCGTCTCTAGTTAGTGTGGCTATAATTCCTTTTGCTGAGTTATCTGCTGTAGCTTCAGCACCAGTAGGAATATTGTAAAATAGCCTGTACTGTGACTTATATCTTAATACCGCACTAGATATTCTAAACTTATCAATGTTTCTAGTAATATTTTCTATAATATCTTGTATAGGTCTACTAACAGCACTTAACTCTACGTCACCAATACGTGCGGTTGCTGCTACTGTTCTTAAACCGTCTGGGCTAAGGAACAGTAAGTCACCACCAATTTCCTGAATACTATATCCACTTACGCAACCTACGTTTTCAGTAATAGGATCTATACGAATATTTGCAGTATCATTAATGTTTATTAACTTATGAAGACTATTTTTAGCAAACACAATTAAGTCTTGTCGGAATCCTCTGATCCCTTGTATTTGATCAGATATAGTTACTGCACCTGCTCCTGCGCCTGTGAAGTTATCTGGATCATTATATACACTGTAATAAACAGTGCTTAAATTATTTTCTACTCCTGCGGCTATCAAATGATGGTCATGTATCGTAATATATTTAACAGCGTTCGCACCATCTACATTAATACCATTAGAAAAGAATGTACGTGTTGTTAAATCTCCAGTGCCTTCCATTCTAAAGAAGTACAGAGTATTAGCACCATCTGCAATAATTAACTCACCATAGTCAAAGGTAGCGCCTTCAAAAAGTACAAAGCTGCTTTGACCTTGATTAGTGCGTGTATCTATTGCTCGACCCGTAAAGGTCGCATAGTCATCACCACTAGTCGCAACAGCTGCTCTATTAATCTGTAACCAGCTATCACCGTCAATAGAGAAGTAAATATTTTCACCTACGCAAACAACAACACCGTCTGCATAAGGATAAACACCGTGTACTATTTCATCTGCTTCTGGTCTAACAGTTCCAAATAACTCATAGCCGTTAATTCGACGATAGCCACCATCTGTATCGACTTCAAAGTTTCGGAGGGTGCTTGCTATTCCGGGCTGTTGTAGCATTTCTAGCTGGTTCAGGCTGGAATATAGTCCTCCTTTAGATGCTAAACCAAAAGGTTGCGACATCAGACAAATCTCATTCTATCGTCTTTTATTTCTCGCGGCATAGGCGTCATAAGATTTAACTTCATGAGCCTTAGTCCACGCTTGTAGTCTTCTAAAGAAAAAGCAGACATCTGCGGGTTTTCTTTAAACTGATAAACGTAGTAGCGTGTACGAGCAATAAGAACAGGTTTATAAGTATTCGGAAATACAATCTCATCTGAGTAAACTGATAGTTCCGTAGGTAACTTATATGCAAAGAACCAGACTCTATACGCTTTATCAGGAATAGGGCTGAGACCAAACTTACGATTGTCAGGGCTTCTAAGTACAATGCTAGGCACACCGTATTGCTGCGTATCTGCATCGTCTTGGTTTTCAGAAACTCTTACAAAGTCTTTCCAAGCTTCAATGTCCTTGAACCTGAGATTGCTCATAGTATAAGGAGCTGTTTCACCTGCTACATCTCTTGTCGTAAGAAAGAAATTGTCCCAGTCAATGTATCCATAATCTGTAGTAAGGTCGTCAGAGGCTGGCTTAAGTTCATACCAGCGAGTTCCAGCAACTGTCTCGACATAAGTATTGCCGTACATATTGTTACTAGAACCGCTAGTATCTAATGCCAAAAAAGGCCACTGGGCCTCTTCATTAACGATATCTAAATATGCACGATTGACACAATCTTTAACGTGCTGCTGAATACCAACAGCTGTTAAAAAGTTTGCAGAAGTCAGAGGAACTTCATTCATTTCCCTTAAGACTTCGTTTGTAATGTCAAGATAGGTTGCTGCCATTTATTTAGCCTTAGCTTTTCTTCTTTTTCTTTTTGCTCATCATCATGCTACCGTACATTTTTTTATCACGATGCATCTTACCGCCACACATTTTAGCAGCTCTTTTTTCTGCTTCCATACAGCTAGAATAACTTTTCTTGCCCATCATTAGCTTTGCTCCATAGAAAAAGTTTTAGAAGTTTCTCTAGCAATTTCTAGTTCAGACTTGTTGCCAAAGATACGTTCCCAATTATTATCATACGCCTGCTTATTGAAACCTTTGCGTACTCGGCTTTCTTTAGATGCAATAGTGCGTCTAAATAAAACAGATTTTTCATCACTTCCAATTTGAGGCATAGTTTTAAATTCCTAAGAAAAGGCAAAGGGGGCCTGTAAAGACCCCCAAAGCTTATTAGTCAATCGTATAGAAAGCTGAAACGAGTGCTTCTGGGCGAAGTACTTTAGCTCCATATACGTGAAGACCACGAACAATGTCACCGAAGCTGCTGGGGTCACGAAGAACCTCAGTGCTGGTAATCGTCTGGGCAGTAGCCGTAGTGGTAGCAGCAATGTTATTAGTCTTGTACATATTGAATCCACGCAGCTTACCAGAAGATACCAACCCGTTTCGGATTGAGCCTTGTCCTGCGTTAAAGTCTACAGACAGAAGCTTAGAGCCTGACTGTGAGAGTTCTTCGTAGAAATCAGGGCTGGCAACAAACCAACGGCCTTCTTCGGGGATGTTTTGCTCATCAAGAAGACGAGCCATACGTGCCATAAGGTCAATGGGGTCTACTTCTGTTTGGCCAAGGTCAACAGACGCAGTAGTCTCATTTACGCCACCAGTACCTACAGCTGCATCAGCACCAATAATGTGGTCTGCATTTCCAA